CTTGTTGATCCTTAGTAGCCGCCTCTTGATCGACAAGTTCGCCATTCTTCCAAATCTCGAATACGTTAGGTTTAATCCCACGGACGATCTTGTAATAGTTTTGTGCAATCTTAAAGACCACTTCAACCATTGTCTCACGTCCATTAATACTATTGACAAGTTGTGCTTTGTTGATCTTACGAAAAGCCTTGCCATACAAAGCAAACACAATAGCATCCAGCAGCGTAGACTTACCACTGCCATTAGTACCACTGATAAGAGTGGTTCTACTTTTGTCTAGTTGTATCTCTGTCCAAGCATTACCAGATGACAATAGATTTTTGTATCTCACACTTTGGAATTGAATTTTCATAGACTTAATGCCTCATTATATAGTTCATCAACAATCTGTTTGATTGCATGTTTGTTAGCCGCAGTATCCAAAGTCTCAATATAGCTGTGGAGAATATCCTTAGTATCAGCACTTTCATCAAGTATTTCTTCAACACCACTGTCTTCTAAGTTTAACGAATCTTCGATAGACTTAACATCTGATGCACCACTATCGGATAGTTTGTCAAGGAATAAATCATACACATACGGATTAGTTCTATTCTTAACTACTACTTTAATAAACGCATCTTTGATATTTGATAGGTTAAGTGCTTGAACATCTTCAACTGTCATATCAGCATCATCATACTCTATCTTATGATATATGGGAGTTGGATTGAGTATCCAATCAAGGTTGCGTGTCTCAGTATCTAATACACGAAAACCACGTTTCCCACCATGATCACTCCACGTCATCTCATAGGGCGCACCAAGGTAATTGATGTTTCCATACTCAGACGGATGATGGAAGTGACCAGAGTAAACAGACTCAAAGTGTGAAAAGGTTTCTTTGTTTAACCCATGAGAACACAAGGTTCCCTTCAACATCTCAAAACCCACAATATCAAAGTGACCCATGCAGATGTGTGCATTAGATGTTTTCAAAACGTTTAAAGAGTTCTGACTGTTGTTCTTGGTTAGCCAAGGAACCATGATTACCTTAGTAGAACCAAATGTCAGTTCTTTAGGTTCGTTTTCGTACACATGAAAGTTGTCATATTCTTTCAATAACAAATCCATTGAATTGATCTCATTGGTATTAGAATAATATACTGAATGGTTACCAACAATAGAATGGTATTCAATGTTACGATCTCTCATCTGATTAAAGAAAAACTTCTTAGCACGATTTAAGGTAACGTAGTTGATATACTTACGTCGATCAAAAGTATCACCTAAGTCAAGGACAGTCTTAATATTATGTTCATCAATATACGGGAAGAATACCTCAGAGAAGAATCTCTCTTGATGGTCAAGAAACACTCTTGCATCTCCGCGTACTCCAAGGTGCATATCAGTGATGATTGCAATTTTCATTAATACTAGTCCTTCTTTTTGGTGTCTTCTTTCTTTTTCGCTTTGTCTCTTTCTATTTTGTCTTCGAAGTCTTGCACGAAGTTATTCATATAGTCTGCATTTGTATACAGATTAAGAGCCATGTCGTCGCCTTCATATGTACCACCAGTTGAAATCATTTGTTGGCTTGACTTAAACCTAATATACATCTGTTTCTTCTCTTTGGCAATACGTCTTAGAAACGCATACCAAATTATCTGTGTAAAATACGCAAATGGATTAGATGACTTCTCTGAATTGAAGTTACCGATGTATAGTAAGCAGTTCTCAATGCCATCAGAGATCATATCGTCTTTATATGTGTATCCACTAAAGTTTGGTTTCGTAGATAGTCTTGTAGCTATTTGAAAAATACAAGTTCCGATATAATCTGGTACACGAGGTTTTAGGTCTTCACCTGCTTCTTCGGCATCTTTACAATCGTTCTGGTATTTGATTAAAGCTTCTAGTAAGTCTCTATTGTTTACATAATTCTTTTTAGCTCTTCTTGCCATAAATGCCTCCTTGGTAATTTGTATCAGTATACCACATATAGTTAATTTTGTCAACTATACATTTTTTACTTGACAAGTTTCTTAACTCGTGTATAATAGCGTTATCGCTTATGATAATAATAATGATTCTTTAATGCTCTTTAAGGCTATATTTCTACAGTAAATATTTTCATCTTAAATTGTTGCTCTCCATACATATCAATTCTTTTACGGAAATGATCCAAAGTATAATTAGTATATTGTCCAGAAGAAAGATCATCAGTAATATCATAAAGAACAGCTTTATCGGAACCATTACCTTTTCTTAAAGAACGTCCAACAGACTGTAACACTTTAATCTCTGATTTACCACCAAAAGCAAATATAACATTATCTAAACGTTTTAAGTTAACACCAGTTGAGAACGTACCAAAAGAAGCAAGTATATTATGTTTCTTCTCAGGATCATTTTCAACAAGATGTCTAATCCTTTCACGTTCTTCACCTTTAACTTTACCATGAATAAAATGTAACTCTCTACCCTCTTTCTCAAATAAAGGTTCTAGCAGTTTACCATGCTTCTCAACAAGATCAAATAAGACTAAGTTGTTTTGTCCTTCTAAAGACCATAATAGGTTTCTTAAAAATATGTTTCTCTTTTCACAGTTGACAAGAAACTCACGTTCAGCACTAAACTTCTTACTATTCTCAAGTTTATTAATAGCTTTTTTAAACCCCTTGCGTATGTCAGTTGGGTGTGAAAGTACAATAGCCTTCACATCAAAGTCAGCTACAGTACCATCATCAATAAGGTCTTTAGTGGTTACGTGTTGTCTAACAGAACCAAAACAACCTTCAAGAACGAGTTGATGTGTCTTACTTTCTTCTGTCTTTAACGTACCAGTAAAACCATGTCTGTAATAACACTCAGGTAAATTACCCATAATCTTCTGTAATGATTTTGCTTGGAACAAATGTGCTTCATCTCCAAGAACAACTTTAAACTGATCAAACCATTGCTTGGGAAGTTTCGCTAATGATTGCCAAGTAGAAACAACAATAGGCTTATCAGTAGTCTTATCAACACCACCCTGTATTTTATAGATTGCTTCTGGGTCACAGCCATAGTCAACAAAGTCACCTTCCATTTGGTGAACAAGTGATATAGTAGGAACAATAATTAATGTTCTGTGATTAAACTTTCTATAGTAATGCTGTTGCATCAAATAAATGATCAGAGACTTACCAGATGATGTTGGGGATAGATTTAATGAACGACTGTCTCGTAAAGCATCAACAATGTACTTATTTTGATAAGGTCTTGGCTCATACTTACAATTAACTTCTTTAGCGATTGTGTATCCATAGTCTTCAGCAATGTCTTCGCCATGTATTAAATGATCAGGCGCATCCATTTGATAACCACGATCATCACAAAATCTAATAAGTTTCTTGATCAATCCAACTAATAACACAGGACGCATTGGTGCGTATAGCCTAATATAGCCATCCCATATCTTGTTCTTATATGCAGGTGTGAATTGGTAGTTGGCAGGTCTAAAAGAAAAGAATTCAGCAATCTCTTGGCGTACACCTGGATCGGCAGTTACCTTTAGATTGATAGCATCTAATTGCTCTACTGTAATTACTTCTGCCATGATAACCCTCACATTGTTCATAGTATATGCTACTATTTATACAACATGGCTAAGGGTTAATATTCACCTGCTTGGAACTTAATTACATCTACCATTGATTTGATTATGAAGTTACGACTATGAATAGTCTTAATAATACTTTCAAGATAGTTAGCGTTCTCAGTATGGAAATCAATTCGTAGACTCAGTTTAATGATGTCTTTATCTGATTGTATGTGTTTATCTAAATCAGCACGTATGACCTTTCTTTGGAAAGGTTTCCAACCACGAACTCGCAAGTCTTCTTCAGCCATTTCGCCACTATAATAGTCACGCTTATCCATCTCAAGTTCTTTGTAGTCACCCTTGAGTTTCTTAACACGCAATGCTTCATTGTAGTACATATTGTAATACTTACTATGTAACGAGGGTATATTTCGCAATTCATTCATTAGATCGTTTTCATTGATCTTAGAATCTTTTGACCATATTTCACTAATTTCGTTTTCCAAAGTATAAACCTTTCATAGATGTACTAGAAGGATTATACCATAGCTATATTAGATTGTCAACCAATTTTTTGAAACTCAAATCTATCATATCTGAATGACATGTTAACTTCTGGATAAGTAACATCACCTGCCGTTACGTCAAGTTGGACAGAACTAAGAGACACTGGCGTACAGTTTAAAAAGGTAAATTTAAGATTGGGGTTCTTGTTGCTGTTTAGTACCGTAATACTAATGTCACTGTTAAGACCTTCTGTACTATTTTCTAATGTCTTATAATCATCAAACTTTTCTGGGCTTGATAGTGCTTGCATCCAGTTGTAACATTCCATATAGTTATTCATGTTTTCATCTGCGATGAAGCTAAAGTCTAAATCTTGGTATGCCAATCTGTCACCTGGAACGTATAAGTTTCCCATAGGGTTTGCAAGCTGAGGTGCTTCTAATGTAACGCCTGGTATAAATGCTCTTTGTGTAAAAAACTCGACGTTAGGCAAACGAGCCACAGATACGGTAAAACCGATAGGAGATAAGTAATTTGTATTCATTTTCAAAACTTTCCTGTTTGACAAATAGTCTTTTCTATGATACTATTTATAAATGTTACTAAATAAGGATTATTGATTAATCCTGAGAATAGCGAGGCCGCATGGCAGAAGATTTTAAAATTTTAACAGCACGTCAACACGTTAGAGAACGTATTGGTATGTATATGGGTTCAAGTTCCCTTGAAGAAGTTGAGCGATTTGTTATGGGCGAGTGGAAAACTGCTAAGTACGTCCCTGCGTTATCTAAGATGGTTGATGAAATTCTCGACAACTCAATAGATGAAGCGATTCGTACTAACTTTAAACACGCTAATAAGATTGATGTATCAGTCAAGATGGATAACTCTATTACTATCTCTGATAACGGACGTGGCATTCCACATGAGGATGTGTTCGATGCAACCACCAAGAAAACTATAGCTAGGGCTACAGCCGCTTGGACTAGAGTTAATGCAGGTACGTCGTTCGATGATGAACGTGTGACTATTGGTACTAACGGTGTTGGTTCATCTGCTACTAACTTCTTGTCAACTAAGTTCGTTGGTAAAACTTGGTCTGGTGGTAAACTACTTCAAGTACAATGTACCAATGGTGCTGAAAAGATACGAGAAACCAAGAAAGATAAAACTGGCAATGGTACTGAGGTATCATTCGTACCAGACTTTAGTTTGTTTGAGGTAGACAACCTTAACGATCTCGACACACTTGCTTTACTTGAGGATCGTTTGATTTCATTACAAATGGCTTTCCCTGAGATTGCGTTTTCTTTCAATAAGAAGCGTATCAAGGTAAACAACCTAAAGAAATATTCTGATATGTTTATTCAAGAGGGTGAAGCTTCTATTATTGAAAAGAGTGACAACCTCTCTTTCTTCATTGCATCTTCTGAGGATGGTTTCAGATCAAACTCATATATCAATGGTGTGAACACACGCCAAGGCGGCACATACGTTGACTTCGTGATGAATGGTATCGTTGATGAACTTGTCGTCAAGATTAAACGCAAGCATAAGATTGAAATGGCTAAGATCACAATCAAGAGTGGTCTATCGTTTGTGATGTTCAGTCGTAATTTTGTCAATCCAAAGTTTGATTCACAAACAAAAGAGCGTCTTACAAATCCAATGGGTAATGTCAAAGCACATTATCTTGAGTCTGGTGTTAGAGACTTTGTGTTCTATGCACAAAAGATCATGAATACACCTTCGATCATCGAACCAATCATCGAAGCGCAGTTGGCTAAGAAGTTGGCGCAAGATAAACGTGCCGCTACTCTAGCCCAAAAGAACCTACGCAAGGTAAAAGTAGCAAAGCACATTGCCGCTAACAAGCCTGATGCTACACTTAAGATCGTAGAAGGCGACTCTGCTATGGGGTTCCTACTGAAAGTTCGTGATGCGGATAAAGTGGGTGCTATGCCGCTTAGAGGGGTCATTATGAATACTTGGGATATGAAGCCAGCAGACGTTCTAAAGAATAAAGAATTGTCTGAGTTAGTCGCTGTACTTGGTTTGAATATCAATGATCCAGATAGTGTGGATAATATGCAGTATGAGAATATCGCAACTCTAACAGATGCAGACCATGATGGTATTGGACA